GAATATGACCCTGCATCTGCGGTCAGGGTATATGTGCTGCCATTCGGAACATATGTCAGGGCTGCATCCTGACCATTGATCGTATATGCGCCGGCGTCAGCGGTAACTACACGACCACGTAGGAGCGTTGCATCCTGGCCGGCAATGGAATATGAACCAGCATCAGCAGTTACAAGGTGTCCTACCAGTACCGATGCATCCTGCCCAGATACCGCGTAAGAGCCGGCATCAGCGACGACTATGCGAGTCTTGACTAGGGCTGCATCTTGCCCGACGATTGAGTAAGAGCCTGCGTCTGCGGTTAGGGTGTATGCACCCGAAGTTGCATGAACAATCCGCCGCCGTTTAAGCAGCATGTCCAGAAACGGCAACCTGTATAACTCGCGGACCTCATGGCCCACCAGAGCCCGGTCGTAAAGTCGGAAATCTTCAATCCTGCCAGCCGTTGCTACCCCCCCACTTGACAGCAACTGCACAAACCGCGTCGTGGTGTTGCTTGTCACCCCAGCACCAATGCCAGCAGCGCTGGATTTCAGAACACCATCTATCCACAACTCGGATTTGCCAGTGCTGATGACAGCAACGATGTGGTGCCACACGCCCGTCGTCACGTCGCCAACAGCGGTAAGATTCGCTCCGTTGCGTATCAGGAACAGAGCATTTCCGGAACTGGGCCACAGCAAGCCCCAGTCCCAATTCGCCGAATTGCTGTCGTTGGCGGTCTTTGCAACCAACGTCGCAAAAGACGAGTGGGCCGACCAATTCAGCCACAGACTAATCGTGATCGCAGAAGTGGAGAGGGGAACATTGCCAGTTCCCTTGATGTACGTGCCACTGCCTAATATCGGCGTCTGTCCAAAAAGCCCGGGCGTCCAAACAGGCGTAGTAGCCGAACCAGCAAGAGCGAAGGTCGCGGTCGAGCCCTTGACGGAATCCTTGATTACATTGCCCGCTCCCTCGTTGAATGGGTAGTGCAGCGCTAGTCCGGTCGATAGCGTCGAGCCTGAATTTTGCGGAGTACCGGCTGGCGGCTTTACCTTGCCCCAGGCGGGCCTTCTGCGTGGCATGGATTACGCCGACGTGTAGGTAACCGCTCGGTAGGCGATAACCAGTTCGGTTCCCGGAGAGTCATCGAGCAATGCTGCCCCTGTGCAGTTTCGGCAAGCGAGGCTCCAACCATCCGGCACCACCCCACCGCACATGCTAGCAATGGTTAAGTAGCCGTCGAGAATCTGCGACGTGATCTTGTATGGAATGACATACGGCCCCTTCATCGAGTTTGGGTCGCTGATGCTAGCCGTGCCTTCGGAGCCAGTAGGCAGTGTCGTCGTCCCGAAGTTCCCCGCTGCATTCCACGCACTCCCGTCGTAGACCCACGGCACGACATAGACGTAGAACGCAGAATCGTTCGCTGGAGCCGTGGCAGCGGTGGAGAGGTGAATCATCACCTCGAAGTCTGTCGCCTTGACGCTCGTCTGGTTGTCCACCCGCGCAGACTGCCAGCCGGAGAACGGGTCTGTCGCATCGTTTGCAAGCGATGCAAGATTAGTCAGCGTGAACTCAGTCCACGTACCGTAGGCAATGTTTTCAGTGGTCATGGCAGATTCATCACGTCGCTGATGTCTTGAGCGGACACCGTGCCCTCGAAGGTCAGCACGGACGGCGTCTGCATCGTACCGCCAATGGGGTTTGTCGCCAGTGCTTCTACCCTGCGTGCCGCCCGCTTGGCAATGGCTGCGACGTGAGCCCGTTGCGCGGCTGAAGCGCCAGCCCCGGAAAATATCGCGTCTACGCCGGCCCGAAGATTAGGCAGGGAAAAGTTCGCCACGTCGCCCATGAACATCTGCGTCCAGGCATTTTGCTCGGTCACGCTCTGGGACTTATAGGTTGTCCAGTTCCATGTGGTTCCCTCGTTAGATGTCTGGTGGTAGATTTCGGCACGCGTGACATCGGTGCGCCAGACGATGCTTGCGCTTGCGGCGTTGTAGTAGACGGCAATCGCATCTTCGCCTAGACCGTTCAGCGGTTGCCCCGCAGCGGACTTGGCGATGATGTCTGCTTTGAGGATGGCCTTGATGGCGAGCAGTTGGGGTGTCATGGTTGTTCCTTACGTTACTGTGAAAACTCCATTGGCCGCAGACAGGTCAACCGTGAGCGTTTCACCGGCTGCGACGGGTTGCGAAGAACCATAATCCCAATATGCCCAGCACTGCGTCTGCGTCAGGTTATACAGGATGGCATACCGAAACGTGAACCCGCCACCTGATCCGGTCCACGCTGTTGGGTCGGCAAGAACGAGTTTGTAGACGCCAGCCGTAGAGGTTGCTGTTGAGACTGCAGCGTTATTCCCGCCAGCCGTATACCCGCCGCTTGTACTGAGTTCGGTCGCACTGGCAGCTGTCGTGTCCGTCGCCACATTTGGCGCGGTGTTGGACAGAATCACCTGCCATGTATCTGAACCCATGTTCCCGCCTTCGACCATCTTCTCGGTCGCAAGCTGATATTTGACGTACGTCACCATGTTAGAACCCCTCTATGCGCCCATCAGCGCTACGTTTAATCGGTTGAACCACTCCGCCCCTATCAACCCCGGTTGCCTTGCCATCAGGTCCGCGAATGATCTTGATCGGCACCACTTTCGACTGCTCAATCTTGCCCACTTTGTCGTGCAGATTCTTGATTGCCTTGGCAATTTCAGGATCGGCCTTAGGCGCTGCTTTCTCTGCCTTCATGGTGGCTTGCTTCATGCTCGAATCCGCAGACATTGCTGTGGTTTCAAGTGTGGTCTGCCGGCTCAGTTCAGCGGCGCGCAACTTGGCCTGCTCGATGAATTGCACCTTGCGTTCTTCGGCTTCAATCTCCATGCGCTTTAGCTCAACCGCCTGGGCATGGCGTTGTGCCTCCATTTGCTGATCGTGCAGGAGCTTGGCCGCTTCGCGCTGGATGTCGAGCCCAGCCATGTACTGCGCTAGTTGCGCTTCCTTCTCCATCTTCAAGTTCTGCTGTTCGGCTTCTACTGCCTGACGGTTACGGTCGACTTGGGCCTGCATTTCGGCTTTGTCGTGTTCAATCTGGATGTTCGCCTGCAGGTCCTGCGCCGCCAGGTTGCCCTGCGCTTGCAGTTCCATTTGTTTTAGCTGCGCGTCAGCTTGTGCCTTGGCTTGTATCAGCGGCAACTGCGCTTGCGCTTTCATTTGCTCAGGATCAGGCATAGGCGGCGGCGGGTTCTTTGTCGGATCGGTAAAGAACTTGTCACCTGACTTAAAGCCTAGTTCCTTCGCCAGTTCCTTATTCGCTTCATAGATGTTCATAGGCGTCGCAACCCCGATAGGCAGGCTTTCAATTTGCTTCTGGCTCATCGCCATCAGGTGCTGGATGCGCTGATCCTTGTTCCCGACACCAAGCCCGACATTGATGGTTACGTCAAACTGGTTGCGCCATTCCCTTGGATCGATCGACAGCCATTCGCCATTTAGTTTGATCTCTGCCGATTGCTGCTGGTGCTGGCATACCAGTTTCAGCATCAACTTGAACATGTCGCAGAACCCTTCCGCAAAGTTCCGCGCAATCAGGTCAAGCCGCATATCGTCCTTGTTCGTAACGATGTTCATGCCTGTCGCAGTGCCATGCAGATCGCCAGCCGATGTGCCTTGAGACATCCGCGTCCAGCCGGTAGAACTTTCTAAGAAGTTCTCCATGTACTCCATCATCATTTGGCCCGAGCCGTCCATTTGGCCTTGATCGAGCCGGCCGGCCATGCCCGCCTGTTTCATTCGGACAATGCCACCGGGGCGACTGGTCAACAGGTCGTCTAGGTTGACTTCGCCCTCGACAGCGAAGTATCTGCCGTTAACCTGCAAATACATGTTATCCAGCTGCGCACGCAGAATGGACGTTTTCGTGAGTTGCGACTCGAATGCAAGGTCGGCGATCGACAACCCGAAGAACTTATGCGGTAGTGGAACGGGACAGACCGACACAAATGGTACAAGGTCGACAACCTCGTTATCCAGAATCTGATTTCCGGCCCGCGTTACCTTGCGCAGTTCGCTAATCCCATCGCCATCGAAGTCGCAGCGGATATAGCATTCAGTCACCCATACCTGACGCTGGCTTTCGTCTGTCGTGATGTTCTCAATGTTGAGATATGCCTGCTCGTCGTCCCACGACAGGCGCTCTGTACGCTCGGCATTCAAGGTTGCAGCGCCATCGTCAGAACTAATGTTGTCGATATTCTTGTATCCCATCGACTTTAGATCGCTCATGGTCCGAGCCACGCGATGCCCGACAAACGATGCAGTCTGAATGTCCTTCGCCTTGCGCGAGATTAGAAACTCCTCGGGCGGGACATTCTCCGCGCTGATCTTGCCGGCAGTCTTCTTGCGCTTAACCTCGATGTTATGCAACATTACCGGCGGCGCTGCCTGTATCTGCGCTATCTGAGCCTGCATTTGCTGCGCGGCCTGCATCGCCTGCGGATTGCCGGGCTGGGCCATTGCCTGCTGTAGCTGCTGCGTGAGTTGTTCGATAGCCTGCTGACGCTGTTCTGCGTCTTCCTCGTCGGCGTAGGTGTCATGGCTTACCGGCTCGATTTCTTCATCGTCCAGAATCTCCGCTAGTTCGACATCGGACAGAGCTTTGTATTCTTCCTTGGTTTCTTCGTAACGATCATCCCACCACACCTTGACGATGCCGCGCTTTTGCAGCAAAGCGTCCTTAAACATGGTGTAGGTGATGCTGTGCCCGTTGAGCTTCTTAAAGAAAAGGTAATTCAGGTAGTCAGTAACCTGCGTCGCTTTCTTCTCATCCTGGGGCTTGGTGGCCTCAAACTCAACCACGGTATCGCCGCCGGTGAACTTGACCATTAGCTGAGGCAGCATGGCCTCTACGGTGTTTCGGACGTCAGGGGATACTACCTGCGAGCGCCCCTCTACCTCTGGTGGCGTCAGGTCGCCCTTTGCGAGTCCAAGGTAGTAATACTCAGCTTTACGCCGCTGTTCGGCCAGTTTGCCGCCATAGGCGCCGACGGCTTGGCGCATCTCAGTATCAGTGAGAGCGCGCAATTCATCTTCCGACATTGCTTTTGCCATCGTTGCCCTATCGTCTCGCGACGTAATAGCTTATGCGGTAACTATCCGAGGATAATTCAGTTTTGGCATTTTAAGCGGAATCCCGCGAGAATTGGCAAATGTTAGATTCCAAGCATCCGCACGATTCGGGCTTTTGACGCCGCGTTTCTTCATTTCGTCTTTGCCCTCGACCTTGATTAGCCCGTTACTCAGTATCGAGTATGTTGGGGTTGTCAGTTCGGCAATGGTTTCGTCATCATCGCATAGTTTGCAGTCCTTGGCCTCCAACCATTCCCGCGATTTCCACCATAACTCATCACGAAGCCGGTTGAATTGCCGTTCTTCATGGTCGTTTACAGCCTCGGATTCTGCGACATTGATGCCGGATACTGGCAAACCAAGTTCTTTGAGCCTGTCGACCACGCCAGCACCGATGCCAATAACGTCCACATTGATGGCGATCGGGCGCATTGATTCTGGCGTCTTATCCCATTCAGCTTTAACCAGCCCGGTCGTCTGCATAGTGTCCTTGCCCCACCATTCCCGCACCAGTTCAAGCTGCACATTCCCTTTACGCTTGGCCAGGGCACTGGAATCGTCACCGAACCGGGCAACATCCAGCCCCCATACGATGTTACTTACAGGCAGGGCCTCCACTTCCCGGATGCGGGCCGCCTCGCACAGTTCCAGGCTTATCACGCCATCAGAAGCACCGACAAACTCACCCAGCACGCGCACCTTGTAAACGCTGGATTGCTTTCCATACTTCTTAGCCATTTGCTCGATGTAGTCTTTGCTAACCATCGGAGACTTAGTGCCATCCCAATGCAGCGCCGCCCAAGATGCGCGCATCTTGTGGTGCGAGTCGAAGAAGTACCCGCTTTGCCGCGTGGGATTAGCCGCCATGACAACGAAAGCGCCATCGGTTGATAACGCACCCTCGGCCACCTCAAACACGTTGTCGGCCACGCCTGACGCTTCATCTATCAGGAATAGGATGTGTTCAGAGTGAAACCCCTGCAGAGCTTCCGGTCGTTCTGGCCTTGATGTGCGCGCAACCGAGAATGACTCGTGCGGCGCTGACTTCATGCGAAAAGCTTCCCGGCTCCATTCAAACTGCGATGCCAATCCGGGCAGTTTGTCAGCCATTACTCGGTGCCACTTGGCAATCTCGGACCATAGAACGTCCTCAAGCTGGTGGCTGGTCGGTGCGGTCGCAGGTACTTTTGCCGGGAAATAGCAAGCCAGAAACCACAGCACGCACCACGCCATGAATGTTGACTTGCCCGTACCGTGACCACTTCGGATAGATACCCGGCGGCGCAGCACAATGGCATTAGATGCCTCTACCTGCTGGTCAGTTGGCTTTGCCCCTAAAACCTCTTGCGCGAATAGTGCCGGCCCGCCCTTGCGCCATCGCAGTACCGCAATCTGAGTCGGCGTTAACTCAGTCATCCTTGATTTTGTTTAGTCCGCTCAGTTCTGCAGCGTAGGTGCGAATAGTGACATCGCCCGAATGCTCAGTGCGCGCCAGTTTGGGAAAAGAGTACTCGGCCAGCTTGTGAAGCATGTCCAGTGCCTTGTATGGGTCTGGCTTGATTTTGTAATGCTCGTCGCCATTGGCAACCGACGCAAGCCATATTTCGACATTAGCGGCGTTTTTCTCTAGCAATGCGGTAACTACATGCTTGAACTCCGTCGTCGTCTTGTTGGGC